TATATATACGACTGTTATCAAACTCAAATGTTCTATCAATATTATCCGATATTACTTGAGCTCCATTTTCAAACTTCTCAATCTTTTCAATAACACGAATGGTTGTGTTATCTGCTTCTTTAAATAGTAAATCAATTCCTTTAACTAATGGTCCTCCTGTATTGTAAGTAACCTCTGCTGTATTAAATACATTAAGCATTCCTCCATTAAGAAAATTAGAAATATCTAAATCAAATTGTTTACTTGAAAAAGCTACATCTGAAAATTGTGAGGTGGCACTATATTCATTGTCCTCATATCTATATCTATATGCAAAGCAAATAAATCTTCTCTCTAAAAAATTATCTTGAGATCCTGAATCAAACAAAGTAAAGCTAGGAGAGGCTACAGGTGGTGCTTTAATAACCAATATATCTGCAGCTAAATTAGCATCGTCAATACTTCCTGCGGTAGTCGGAGCAGGATAGCTTTTAGTAACATTTATTTTTCTAGGAGGATTTAGGTCATCCGTAAAAAACAACATATCATCTACTAGGTTAACTCCTGTAATAAGATACTTTGAATTAAAGTTTAATGTTGTGTTTACTCCGCCTCCATCATTAATGCTTATTATATGATAGGTGACAATATTTGTTTGAATATTAAAAGAAAGAATTAAGTCTAACTTACCTGTAGACGATCCTAACACATTGAATGCAGGATCGGTTACAAACCAATATAAAGTTTCATTTACACCATCTTCAAAGGCTCCTATACATCTTGCTGATGTACTAAGATCATATCCATTAAAAGATATAAGAGCAGGGGTTGCAAGTAAGTTTCCTTTTGAGTTTTCTACTGAACCAATTTCTGTCTCTTCAGTAGAACCAAGACGAACATTCATTGCATCAATGTATTCGCCATCACGCACAAGTCTCTCATCGACAGCCTTGTTCATTCTACCTTTTATAAAATTCCTTTTTAAATTAGGCATATTACTTTATCCATTTATCTCTTCCTCGTAGATTCATTAAGAGTCTACCCGGATGTATATTACTGATTCTGATTTTAGCATTACGAAGTAAAGCTGATTTGTTTTTCTGTGCTCTACGCACTATATACTCTTGTGCTCCAACCTTACTATTTAGAACAGCATATTGAATATATGCATAAATAAAATCTTCAAACAACTTGTTAACTGTAATGTTTGCATCTACTCCGCCTTCCATACCATCAGAAACATATTCCAATATACAAGTTTCTCCTGACATTTCCGAACTAAAGTTAATAACTCCTGCTTTGTTGTCAATTCTAAATGTAGGATTATTGTTAGCGGTCTCAGTATTTAAACCATATCTAGCACCTATAGCATAATCAAAATACCAATTACCATCACAGCAGTAACCCTCTCTTCCGTCATAAGGGCTTTGTTTGTTAAGGTAAATACTTTTCTTTGACCCTGTTATTCTATCAAAGTCAAGCTGTGAGTATTGAGGAGACAGTGCATTGCCATTTACATCAAACAATATATTACAATCATTGTCTTGTAGGTATGCTTTCGCTCCATTTATTTGAATGTTTTCTGTCATTGGTCTTAGAACACCATCTTTATATAAAGATATTCTTACCCAATTAACATAATCTGAAGGAAGAACAAACCTTACTAAATCACATACTGTAAGCTCTAATGTTTTAATTTCTTTAAACGCATCATAGTTTAATTCTTGTATTGCTCTTTTAGCATGGAATAAAATCTTATATCTTTCTTCGTTGTTTATTAGTTCGTGGTTGCCACTATACATTAACATAAAGTTGTTAACAACATCTTCTAAACTAACGTATTGGTATGAACCCCAATTAGTATTTGTAGGAGCTACTCCTGCATTTTCATAGTATTGATACTGAGTTAAATATGCCATTGTTATCTACTTTCTTCGTTAATGTTTTGTGTTTCTTCAGCTTTACCAAATTGCACCACTTCACTCTCTCTTATTGAAACTCCTGCATACTGTAATATTTTTGAAACTAAATATGGCTCGTCAGATAAAGGTAATTCAAAATCTTGAAAGTCAGGTTGTGTAGAATCAAATACAGGTGTTCCACTTGCAAGAACTACATAGGTCCACTTAGGGTCTTTAGGATACCTAAAGTATTGACAGTTAACCTTTTGAGTCCCACTACCATCTATAGTGGCAGGATATGCAGTAATAAGATCTCCCTCTAAAGTATACGCAGGAAAAGTTTCGTTAGGTGCTGTAAGTAAAGAATTGTTTAGCATGGTTATTTTAGTATGGCTTACCTTTTCCATTTCTCTTAAAGGTGTTCCTGCCACTCCGGTATCAAACAATACTTTGTTGATAAGATAGTAATCACTACCTGTAGTAGCTGCTGTCGGTACAATAAAAGTATTCCCTAAGTTTTGTGATAGGTCAGCACTAACCGAAAAAGATTCAATTACTTCTGCTAATCCTTTCTTTAAATCAGCATAACCTGTTCCTGATCTTCTTGCGTTTTCTTTGTTGATTTGAAAATTGTACGTGTAAAAATAATCTTCAAACAAATCTAGCTGTGCTTGTTTAGCAAATAGATTAAAGTCCGAAGGAGAAATATATCCATAGTTATTTTTATTTATAATGGATAGTACAGTGTTTCTGATCGAGTTTATCATTTGTGATCTTTTTACAAAGATAAAGAAAAAAAAGAGGATGCATTTTTTTACATCCTCTAATAATAAAACTATGGTTTATATTATGCTATAGCAATACCACTTACTGCTTTAGTAGGTGCTACTGTAGTCACAACATTGTGCCACGAAGTTTGATGTGCATCAACAACTGCATCTTGAATAACATCTCTCATCTCTTGACCACTTGATTGAGTAGCGTGAGTAATTGTTATAACATCTTGTGCTGCTGCTCCACCATATACAATAGTTACGGTAGTAGTTGAAGCCTGCTCAATAAGTTTAATGTTATCAGCAGATACTAATTGATTCCCCTGACTTGTTACAGGGATTGATAAAAACTTTGCCATTGTTTAAAAATTTAATGGGTTAATAATACTACAAAGATAGTTAAAAAAATCTAGTCTTCTAAATGGCTTTCAAGCATCTTTAATGCATCAATACCATCATCACTTTGTAAGTATGAAGTAACTACATAGTAAGGATCTTCGTTATAAGGAATAGTCAACATTCTCTTTTTATTTGATGATGTATTAAAATAAACATCTTTTTGTTTATTTCTAAATCCAAGTAATCCTTTTTCAAAGAATATAGCTACCTTAGCTTGAAGGTCTAACTCAGGATCCGATAATACTTCTAAAAAGTTTTCAGGTTCATTACGTGCATATATAAGAACATCT